GAAGGAATACGCTCCAGAATCTACACAGTTTACCATGATTGGTCCAAAGAAACGCCCACAAGATTTTGGTTTTAAAGCTGGCGATTCACATGTAGTTGTGAACGATGCAGTGGAAACCATGAAAGCTTTCTCGTCTGAAGGAAAGCTACTGTGGGAAGTTCCTTGCCTTGCTCGTGGGCAATATAGTGATTTTGAATGGCGCATCACTAATTCCGATACACCACCTGGCCTTTATAAAATTGGCGCCATTTATAAAGACTACGAACAAGCTGGAGATAAGCCCACCTATGAGCGCACGCTCATGGCTTATGGCTGGTATAGCTTTGATTTAATTGATCTAGAAGGGCAAGAAAGGAACAATGGAAGGGCAGGAATTATGATTCATGGCGGAGGCTCAGCAAATGGTTGGCCAGGTGCGTGGGCTCCTAAGCAGTCTCTTGTCCCCACCCATGGCTGCGTAAGAATGTTTAATGTTGACCTTCGTGATAAGCTGTTGCCCCTGACTAAACAAGGAGCAGTATTTGTTTCTGTCTGGCAAGAAGGATGAGCGAAAGTTGGTTTAAGGCTTTGTGCTATGAAGCAGGATTGTGGGCCGTCGCGAGATGGCCCTCTCTTGCTTTTAATCCTTGGTTCAAACGCCTAATGGAGCATTGTCGTCCAGATTGGGCTGAATGGAAAACCAAGACTGTCATGGAAGCCGTGGATAAACAAGCGGCTTCTCTTGTAGAGCAATGGGAACAAGAGCATCGTGTTGCTGTGGCGGAAAAGCTTGCTGACAAAGCAAAAGAGCTGTTCCCAGCATTAACCATAACGCCACTACCCCACGCAATAGTTCCATCTGTCCTCATTGAAACAGCCCCACCAGCAGACGCTAGCGAGGCCGTTAAGGCTCTAGGAGGAGAGCTAAGAATTACTTACCAGCTTCCCAATTCACAAGCGCCCTGAGGCGCTTCCACTTGGCCAGCTCTTTTTCGTGATAGTCCTCCCAGCTAGCAATAGCATCGCTTATTCCTTTGATCGCAACAGAAGGATCATCATCACTGAGAAGCTCCTGAAGAGCGTCTGAAATGAGATCCACTTGCTGCTGATACCATTGATCTTTGAAGGAATCCATGGAAGAAGGCGTGAGCCCTCAGCTTAGCCCCTATAGCGTTTCAATCCAACCCAACATGCCAGTTGCCTTAGCATTCCCTGAACTGGTGACCGTAAGAAAAAGTTCATCACTAACATTATTGGTATTAACGCCCAATGAAAGGCTCAAGCCGTCTTGCACATTGATGGCCACTGATCCTGCACTGAAATAAAGGCCAGCATTCACAATGGTGCCGCCTGAAACAATGGTACCAGCAGAAGTGGTCTCCACATTCCCCCTTCCATTGTCACTGGCAAGCCAAGTAACGCCAGAAGTGGTGGGATTGCGACGAAGGCGCCATTTAATTGTTGTATTGTCTTCCGTTACCAAGTCTACTTTCACTGGAATGATCACGTTATCAGTGCGACCACTCGCCATGCGAATGCCAGCAACAATGCGCTCACCACTAGTATTAGCAATGGATCCAATGGAAGGGCTAACTGTATAAACTTCCCCATATGGCTCGTAACCACCTTCGCTCATAACAGTGCCACAAATCTGCGTAAGAGTGGCTCCACTGGCCGTAGTATCAACATTGGCAATGCGATAAGATTGCGGCAACACTGCCGAAGTCATATACACTTGCTCAATATTATTTGCATGCAAAAATTCATGACAATAGTAGTATTCGCCATCAAGCATAAAACCACACCTCACACGACCCGCACCAAGCCATTCCAAATCAGCAACAAAAATGTTTGCTTTTGAAAGATCAAGCCATGGAGCCGTGTCAATATTCCATTCGCTTTGATTGATTGCATTCTCCGTGACAACGCCTGAATGCTTGCCCCTTACGACAAACTGAACAGTGGTGCCACTAGCCCGCAGCATGATGCCATTGTCATCATCAAACAAACCCACTTCTTGAACCAGCCCACTTGCGGGCACTGAACCAGCGAAGCTTTGAACAGTGAGCAAGCTCTTGCCTGGCTGATAAGGAAAACGCCTACGCGTTCTCCTCAATACGCTATCGCCCGATGCCGTAGTAGTGCTCATCACTACTGAACTTTGATAAATATTATGCTCTGATGTGCCAGAGCCAACAATTGTTTCGTTCCAAATTTCAGGGCGCTTGTTGTAGCGCATTGTGCTATCAAAAAGCGTATATGGCTCACTTACGCGTTTTCTTGCAAAAGCATCAACTTCTCCGCTGTCAATACCACGGCGAATAATTTGCCCTCTGTAATCAGCAGCAATGGCAGTTTCAAACTGCTCTCCGCCTCTAACAACTTGCCCCATGATAAATCTGCTTTCTTTCCATTGTAATGGCAAAAAAGAAAGGGCCTTTCGGCCCATTAGTTACTTACCTTGTCCTCGCAAAAGTTTACGTCCATGACTTGGCTTACTATTTTTCCCATTACCTTGTTTTGTGCGCTTACTTTTGTTTGGCACAATAAGCTTTTGCCCGCTAATGCCAATCTTTGATTTTGCCGCCATGAGAAATCAATGAAACAATGGAAGTCTAGAAGCCAATTTCCCAACGGGCATGCCCATCGTTTGCAGTATAGTTTGGCTGTCGTTCTTTCCTCACTTTTTTAGAAAATACCAGCAAACCAAATAGCCTCCATGCCAAAGCTCTGAAAAAGTCTGAGCATGTATAGCTCTCATCGCTTGGCCTTAAGCTCTTTTCATGCGGCACAACATACAAAGGCACCCTGCCTCCCCACACTGCAAAAGCAATGGTACTAGCACGGTAACAATGGAAGAAATCAGTAACGACAAACAAGCGAGAACAGTTTAAGCTTTTTAACAGCTTATAAGTGTGCGTGAAATTGGTTACTGTATCCCATGCTGCATTGTCAATAATAAGGCGGCTTTTGTCAATGCCTTGCTGTTGATAAAAAGCAACAATATCACCGTCTTCAGACGACACAACAATTTTTGCGTCTGGCAACCATTTTGCCAAATCAGCAGCAGTGTGTCCTCTTTGAAGATTGCCGCCAAGATGCAAAATAAAATTCATGTTCAAGCGGCCTCTAAATAATATTGTACGCCATTAATTTGCATGGGCACAAGCTTGTTCGGACTTGTCACGCCACTGGCAAATTCCACGTTTCCATTGTCCCTTAGTCCTTGCACTGTCAAGCCACTATTGCAAACGAGAGAGCTGGTGGACAATGCAAAAGAAAGCCCAGACACTGAAAGCGTGAACAGGGCGTCAGATGATCCACTCAGTGTGGTGCCATTCTGAATCAGGGAGCCTGGAACAATGTAGCCAGTATTGGTCCAGCCACTAGTAATCGTATCGCCGCTTCTACTTACATACAGAGAAGGAACAATGCCAGAAAGAGAAGCATTAAGACTATCAATTTGCGCTTGATAGTTACTAGTAGAACCAGCAATACGTTGAATGTCTACATTGCTTACGCCTGCACTAGTGAATAATCCCTTAATGCGGTTGTAGTCTGCAGTTAGAAGGCCAAGATTGATTCTTGCCCTCTCTGGAGAGGGTAGGTCAGAAAAGTTGTTGTCGCGGGCCAGTCCCCTCATTTTGCAAACCGTTTAAAATTGTTCCCTTGAATAGTCTAAATAAATCATTGTTTTCTCAAGGCATGTCAAGGCGCAACAGGCCAAACAATCTCGAATGGATTGGACTGTTCAGTGATGTCGCGTAATTGTTGCCTGTAAAGAGCCCATGCAGTTTTATCTGCTGGACTATCTGGCAATTGCGTCCAGTCACAAGCGGCTAAATAATCATTACGTTCCGAGCGAATTATTCCCCATTGATTGGTAAGACGTTCCTGGATTTGCTCGGAGGTTGCGGGAGTTTCAATCCACTCCTCTACCCATTCACTACCTTGCTTGACGGCATTGCGTTCAAGATTGACGCTGTAGTCAGCGGCGGGTGGTGCTGTTGGCGCTACAGGAAAAACATTAAATTCAGCAGCGGTCTCATTGCCAATTTGTTGTGGAAAACTTGTGCCTGGATTGGCAAGGCGCAAGTCCGCCAATG